ATTTACCTTTGTGCCGTCCAGTAATTTTTCATATGTTTCAGGCAGTGTAGAATCTCCGCAGATAACAGTATGCTTGCCAATGTGCCATATATCACCGCTTTTTGTCCTGCATGGCTTTTCCAGTTCTGCATCTACATCAAAATCGTCCTGCTTTGCGTTTTCAGAATTTCCAAAAAAATTCGTGAGTTCGCTTTCCTCAAATCCCGTCAGACCGAGTTCAAAACCGAGGTCTTTAAGTTCACCGAGTTCAACAGCAAGCAGTTCATTGTCCCAGCCTGCATCAAGTGCCATTCTGTTATCTGCTATGATGTACGCTTTTTTCTGAGCGTCAGTCAGATAGTCAGCGATCACACAGGGGACTTTTTCAATGCCCTCTGCCTTTGATGCGAGAAGTCTGCCATGACCTGCAATGACGTTGTAATTTTTGTCGATAATTACGGGGTTTACGAAACCAAATTCACGAAGTGAAGAACGCAGTTTATTTATCTGTTCTTTACTGTGCGTTCGTGCGTTATTTACATAAGGTATCAGCTTATCAACGCTTATAAGCTGAAATTCTGTTGTAGTTTTTATAGCTTTTCACTCTTCTTTCTTAGCAGTTTTTCCATTAAATCATCTTGTTCATCAGCTTGCGAACAGTTTTCTTTTACGATACTGAAAATTTCGTACCATATCAAATTTGCCTGTTTTTGGTAGGACTGTGCCATTGCTACAAACGGGCTTGCAATAGGTGCATTAGTAGTGGGGTGCTTGCCGAGCAGTCCGTAACGGCTTATAGCGTCCTCACACTGTATGTACCGTGCAAAAGCCTGCGAGTAGCTTTCAACAAGCCGAGGATTTACAAGCGTTGAACAGCCACGTTTTTTAAGCCACTCAGCGGTTTCAGTATAGATTTCATCAGCTCCGAGCGGAGAACCGTCACGCTGGAGCTGAGATAAGTATTCGCTTGGCTTAGGGTACTGGCTTTCAGTGGCTGTCACGCTTTTTCCTTCTGACGGCTTTTCAGCAAGCGATTTAGGCTTTCTGCCTGCACCCGCTCGCCGTCCGCCACGGTGCGTACCGTCTTTTGCCATTGTTTATTTCTTCTTCCTTAGTAGTATTTCCATCATGTCATCATCTTTCCCAGTGTAGCCCTCTTCGCAGTTTGTGCGGAAAATATTGTAAATCTGTTGCCACAGGTAGTTCGCCTGTTTTAGATACGACTGGCACATTGAAACGTAAGGAGAGGCTATGGGAGAGCCTGTTGTAGGGTGTTCGGAAATGTAGCCGTACTGGTTGAGCATTTTTTCACAGTGAATCCACCGTGAAGCTGTAACGGAATACTGTTCCAGAAGCTGACGGTTTACCAGTTCCGTACAGCCTTTTTCTTCGAGCCATTCGTAAACTTCATCAAAAATTTCATCTGCACAAAGTTTTGAGCCATCTTCCTGAATTTCTTTCGCAAATTCGGAGATGTCAGGTGGCTTGGTCGCTTTCAGTTTTACAGGTTTCAGGACTTCCGCAGGCTTACCCTCACTGATTTTGTCTGAAAGTGATTTTCTCTTTTTTCCAGCATTTGCCCTTGCACCGCCTCGCATAGTGCCGTCTTTTGCCATTTCCTCACCTCGTTTCAATTTGTGCAGTCGATTGCACAAAATATTTTTGCAATATTGATGTTACAAGAAATGTTGAGTCGACTCTACAAAATTTGTGAAACGGATTTCACTTTTTGTAGGTTCGAGTTTACATTTTCTGTTGAATCGGCTCTACTTAAATAATTACGAATTGATTTCAGGGGGGTTAATACCCCGTTTGATTTCCGATTTTTGCGTGCGAGACTCCCCACTCGGTCTTTGGGTAACTGATTTTACAGAGATTTTTTATCCCCCCCGTACCCGTCCGCACTCCCCTCAATAGTGATATTCGGGGAATCTGTCCTCTGTACCCGTCTTGTAGTCATGACAAGGCTTACAAAGAGCCTGCCAGTTGCTTTCGTCCCACATCAGAACGGGGTCATTTCTATGTGGGGTTATATGGTCAACGACAGTAGCCGTTGTATAACGTCCCTGAGCAAGGCATTTCACACACAAGGGGTGCTTGCGGAGATATGCCTTGCTCAACCTCTGCCACTTACTGCCATAACCTCTCCTGTACGCTGACGGTCTTTTATATTCGTACAAATGTTTGTGTTCCTCACAGTAGGTCCCGTCAGTGAGATTTGGACAGCCGGGGTGTCGGCAGGGACGTTTTGATTTTACAGGCATAAAATCACCTTATTTTTTTAAAATAAAAGCTGTCGTTGTAATCCGACAGCTTTATTAAGGAGACAGTCAAAACGCAATATGCAGTTAAACTACACTTTTTACCTAAACTTTTGACATTATCAGTATAGCACATTTCAACAGACATTTCAAGACATTTTGGTACACACTTTTGCAATTGCTTTCTTTTCTTTTTTCTTGATACTGTTCACATGGTAGTTCATAGCTGATGCAGTCTGCTCCACAGTGTGGAACAGCAGATACCTGTGTATCAGAACCGCTTCCAGTTCTGCATCATCAAGCTGGGCAATAAGTGTCGACACAGAAGAAAGTGTATCGGCAAGTTTAGTTTTTTGTGTCTCAAATCGTTCAATTGTTTCAGCAAGTCTCAGCATAGACTTTTCCGTTGAATTACAGCGTGTGTCAGACTTGCCGCTTCCAATTCCCGAATTGCTGTTCATGCCTTCTGCAATATGCCTGTATCTGTTCACTGTTTCTGAAAGCACATCAAGCTGACACTGTATAAACCTTACGCTCTGCAATTTTTCTTTGACCTCTGACTCAGTCATACATATCACCCCTTAATTTTTTAGCCTGCCTGTCCGCAAAACTGTACTCACCTGTCATGCACTGGATAGCTTTGCAGGCAAGTAAAGCGATTGTTTCTGTATCTTTTGATTTTTCTATATCCGAAAGCAAGGTACAAGCTGAACGGATATTGCCCTGATATGCTTTGTGTACTTGAAGTGAGTAATCCGATTCTGAAACGTTTCTCTGATATTCACGGTACAATAAAGCTTTTTTTCTTTCTGCACTGTCTTTGTCAAGCCCCTCGAACTTGAAAGCATAGTAAATCTTGCGGAGTTCGGAAAAATATTTGTATTCCGCAGGCGGAAAGTCAGAAACGTCAAGTGAACCGTCATAGCACTGCTTTTCAAGGGACTTAAAAACAGATTCGTCATTGAAATTATAAATTGTTTTCATTATTCCTCGCTTTCGGGGGAGAATAAAAATTATGCTCCCCCAGTACTTTTAAGGCTGTATTTCGGTAAAATATAGATGTTAAAAAATGTAAAGGGGAGCATAACCGCAAAATATAAACTCTCTTTATATTTTTTTTCATGTAAAAAGGTTAAGAATTAAGCTCCTATGCTCCCTAAAATGAATTATGCTCCCCCGATTGTTATTCCTGTAAGTGACAGGTCAGTGTAGTAAATAGTTCCATGAGATTTCTTTTTATTGAATTTTTTGCCTATTTCAAGGCAAAATTTTCTCAAAGACATTTTATACTCATTGCTTTCACTTGCCCACTTGCAATACACGGCATATAGTGTGCTTGCTTGAACTTCTCCTCCTGCCTGAACATAGTCCGAATCGAGGAACATTGCAATAACATCCATTTCATGCTTATACTCTTTTATGGCTTCGAGTATAGTAAACGGTTCAGGAAGTCCCTCAGCTCTCCATAGCCTGAATCCCTCGACCGCCCACGCAAGAATATCAGGGAGTTCCTGCAAAAGTTCATTAGTGAGATTCTTGTTTACCTTGCTGTCGGGAATGGTCACGGTAAACGGGATTACTTTAAGTCTACGCCATATACCAAAATCATTTCCACGGATTATAGGCTTGTGGTTAGTAACAAGGCAAAGTTTAAATTCGGGATAAAATTCAAACTCATTGCCGTACAGTTTCCTCGCTGTGATAGCATCTCCGCCCGTAAGCTGTTTGATAAGACCCTCATTTAGTCTCATGCCGTCATTGGATTCCAGTGCAACTGTGCATCTTGCCCCTTTAAGTCTTGCAATATCGGAGTTTGCAGAATTTCCCGCAGGTTTCACCATAAGGCTTTCAGGTTGCATATTTAGCGAATATTCGCCTAAAAGTGAACGCATAATTTCAACAAGCACAGATTTTCCATTTCTTCCTGTGCCGTACATGATAAAAATGCACTGTTCTGACGTTATACCGCTCAAATTGTAGCCGAACATTTTCTGAATGTATCTAATCAGCTCTTTGTCACCATTAAAAATTTCGTCAAGGAATTTCAGCCACTTTTCAGGCAGTTTCGGACTTTCAGGGAAATGAGTTCCGAGCATTTTAGTCATATAGTACTCACGCTTATGAGGCAGAAGTTCACCCGTTTCAAGGTCAATTACACCATTTTTGCAGTTTACAAGTGCTTTCTGTGTGTCAAGTTCGTTCGGTGTAATCGGTACAAGATGTTCAAACTCCTTTATCATAGCAACTTTTGAGTTATGAGAACGGGTTTTTTTAGCGTGTTTTGCAAAATCTTCCGCATATATACCGTCCTGATACTCCACGCCCCAAAGTTGTTTTTCTTTTTTCATCATTTCAAGTACTTCATCAGCAGCAGATGCAATCATTTGCTTGTTATCACAGTTCCACTTGCCGTCTGCATAGTACAGCCAGCACTTATTAGTGCAGTCATATATGAAATCACTGGCATGAAGTGATTTCAGTCGCTGTGCATTGCCTGTATCGTCAAGAGAATGCCTTTTCAGCTGAGGCTGAACACTTGGTGGCGGATTTTTTATACTTATGCGATAATCGTCTTGTTTCTTTTCGGAATAAAATTCAGTGCATTTTGAAACTGCCCTATTTACGGTAAGCTTGCCGTATGTACTGCCCGACTGTTTTCTGTTCCACTTGTCACGCATAAGACCTGATGAACGGTAAATTGAGTCTACCTTGTCAGCATCTCCGCCACACCAGAACGCAAGCATTGAACAGAATGCAAGGTCAGCTTCGGAGTGAGAGGGAAATCCTGAAATATCACCGCTGAAAAGTGCGTTGAACTTGTCCCTCTGCTTTGAGTTTCGTATTTTCGATATAATTTCACTTTCGGTCAGGTTTGCAGGAAATGACGGGGTTGAAGTACTTGATTTTGTTTTTGTCTCACCGAGGTACTTCTGGTGGAGTGACTTTATTTTTTCGGTACAGTCTGAAATATCGGGAAAATTTCCGATAGAATTACCAGTCATTACAAAGTATCTGCCTTTGTCGTACATTTCAATTTTACCCTTGCGTCTTGCACCCTGCGGAAGCGTTCCACGGCAGATAATATGGATTCCGTTGCCAGACTGGGACAGTTCAGCGTAAGACTGCAAACCGCTTATAAATTCGTAAATTATATTATTTTTGTCACCGCTTAGAAATTTCTGAATATCTTCCTTGCAGTCATCAATATCAACGCCGAAGAAGTCAGAATTTGAGAAGTTAAAGCCTATTCCCGAATAATTACGGGTATGGCACGCTGTAACTGCACTGTCAAAACTGCACCACGTTGACGGGTCATTGGACTTTGCAGGGAAACCGCTTAAAGGGTCAACGGGTAATTTTTTTATACCTGAATGGGACTTGGGGTCAGGTTCAGACCGCCAGCAAATCCAGTTATTGACGTTTTTTAGTTCGTTTGGTATTTTAGTATAATTCATTTTTATCTCCTAACATAACAGCCCATGCATTATACATGGGCTGTATTCAAATTAGAATGGTACAACGTCATCACTTAATATTTCTTCATAGTCATTCAATGTCTGAGCAGAAGCAAAGCTGTCATTTTTAGGCGGAGCGACAGTATCTGACGAGACAGCCTGATTCTCTTTAAAAACGTGCTTGCAGTCAGGGAGCTTTGATTCAGCCATGTACTTGACATCTTCGTAAGTTTTGCCGTTGTACTCCCTGTGACCCACTGTAATGCGGATAGGACGGTTTACAAGGTCGTTACAGAGGTCAAGTACAGTCTCGTAAGATTTACCGCTTGGGAGCTTTGCGGACTTCGAGAGCGTCATAATCTGACCGAAACTGTACCCCTGTACCTGCATATCTGCCTGAGTAGGCTCACGGCGTTTCCAGAGTGTATGAAAAATACAGCGATTCTTGTACTTCTGTTCAACGTCATTTCTGACGACAAGAGAAAGGTTAAGACCTGTTGCACCTTTAGGGGTAGTGTGTTCCGTAATGCTTTTTATTATGACCTCATATTCACCTTTCGGGATAAGGTCAAAGCTGTTTACTTCCGAATAATCTGTTGAAAAAGCCATGTTATTTCTCCTTTATTAATTTTATTGCATCTTCCGTACTTCTGCAAATGCCTGCAATTGCACCATATTCCTGCATAGCACGGAGAAAATTCAGCTGTTCCTTTGACGGCCCCCCTGTGGGTGTCTTGACTTCGATAAATACAGCTTTTCCGTCAGATTTGCGGAATCCGAATAAATCGGAGAAACCTTTCGGAACACCTGTATCAAAATATCTGCCGTCCGGCGTGTATCCCTTGCCGACATTAACTCGGAAAATGATGCAGGTATCCGCAAGGGCGATTCTGATTTCGTTCTGTATTCTGTGTTCTGCCGTCATTTGATAAAACCACGCTCCTTTGCCTGATACCATGCCCAGCCTGATTTATAGCCCCTTTTCTTTGCGAAATCCAGCAAATCATGATAGCTTTTGCAGTCATCGGGACTGGAAAAATCAAGCGTAAATCCTGTTATTTTTTCGAGTGTTCCGTCCTCATGCTGAATTTTTCGGCTCTCAGTGGGGAATACATATCCGCATGACGGACAGATGCGTTTACCAAATTTAGGCGGTTCAAAAGTATAGTAGCACTCAGGGCATTGCAGTACCTTGACTTCTTCCATCTGCTGGCGGTCTTTTTTATTTTTCTTTCTGCCTTCCAACGTCCATACACGGTCAGCATCGGGCATTCCAAACCTTGCATAATTCCCAACGCAGTCGAGAATAACCGCCCTTTTATTAGGTTTGTACCTCATGCAACGCATACTCTGCTGAATGTATAACGTGAGAGATTTAGTCGGACGGAGAAGTATTGCACATTCGCAGTCGGGAACGTCAAAGCCTTCCGAAATCAAGTCCACATTGCAGAGAATTTTAATTTTTCCGCTGCGAAATTCAGAAATAATCCGTTCACGCTCATCTTTCGGAGTGTTGCCGTCAATGTGTTCTGCTGAAATATCGGCATTTTTGAACTCCTCCGCCATAGCCATAGAGTGCTTAATTGAAACACAATAACAAATCGCCTGTTTTCCGTCTGCAAGCTGTCTGTAATGCCTGATAACATCTCCAAATACAGCCGTTTTCATGAGTGCTTTCTGTGCAGAGAGAGTTTCATATTCACCGTGCAGGATTTTGATTCCTGTCAAATCAGCAATTGACGGAGCATAATAATCATATGGGGCAAGATAATTATTTTTTATCAGCCATTTTGCGGAAACACCCTCAATCAGAACGTCATTGACATCTCCCAGACCTGAACCGTCCAGCCTGACAGGTGTAGCAGTCACACCGATACGCTTTGCATTTGGAAAACTGTCGTAAATTCTGCGGTAAGTAGTCGATTTACTGTGGTGGTTCTCATCAGTAATGATAAGTGCAGGGGGTTTGATTTTTTTGATTCTCCTTGTAGCAGTCTGTACCATCATCACATCACACAAGTCCATATCGACTCCCCACCATTTGAAAGTATTTTCAATCTGCTCGCAGAGTTCTTTTCTGTGTACTAAAAACAGTACACGGTTATGCTTTTGAGTAGCTTTTTTGGCTATATCAGCAACGATAACGGACTT